TTTTTCCGTGACATTTGCCGATACCTGAGCGGCTTCAAGGTCTTGAGTTGCGTCAACGCTCTTTTGCATTTCTTTTGAAAACTGGTCTATTAAGTCTGAAGATTCAGGCCCAAACCAATCATAAATTTTACTTCCTATTGAAGCGCCCGCAAATAATTCAAATAGCGCACTAATGCCAGCGCCAACACCCGCACCAAAACCACCCGCTCCAAATACAGCAAGACCCACCAATCCAGTTTTTCCAGCAACACCGGCCAAAGTGGAAAGCCCACCTAAATTAGCAGAAAGAAGCCCCAACCCTTTCGCACCGGCTAGGGTAGCTAAACCACCACCAACGGCGGTCAATCCAGTGCCGAGCGCCCCCATTGCAGGTAATAACGTATTAACTACAGTTGATAGGCCAAGGAAGCCGCCGACAGATTTCTTTTCTTCTTCTGTCAGTTCTTTAAACGTACCAATGCCCGTATTGATTAAATCAAAAAGAGGTTCAAGCCCATCAATAATTCCCGTACTGACATTGATCAACGCTGTGAAGGCATCAACCACGGTTTGAAGTGCGCTTTCTAAACCTTCAACGGTTGTTAAATCAATATCACCAAAGATAGCCGCAAACGCTTCCCCCAGCTCTAAACCTAGATCATCAAAAGCAACGACCATACCCGATAGGTCGAGCCCATCGAGGGCGGCGGGTAAATTTTCCGCCATGATGTTGAATTTTGTTTCTATGTTCTTAAATACGTTTTCAAGCTGCCCGATGATTTCAGAAAATGCGCCGTCATCTAGTTTTATTTCAGAACCTAACCCTTTAAACATTTCAGACATTGCTATAACAATGCCTTGCGTTTCGTCGGTTAAATTATCCCCAAAATTTATAAAAGCTGAAGTAACATTGTTTTTTAGTGTCTGCCCTAATTTATCTAAATCAGCTTCTAATTCTTTGGCCGCAACCCCTGTATCACCAGCGTTGTTTTTCATTGACAACATAGCATCAGTAAATTCATCAGCCGCATTACCTGTTAACGGTAAAACCGCTTTTAATGCTTCTTGGCTTCCGAACAATAGTGCCATTTGTTCAACATTTCCGCCGGTTGCTTGTTTGACATCTTCAAGCACTCCCGCCAAACCTTTTGACTCAAGAGCTGTCGCATTAAATTCTAACCCTAGTTCAGCTGCTAATTCTCCCGCCTGCTTTGATGGCTTTATGAGGTTATTTAATGTGGCGGCTAACGCTGTTACCGCTTCTTTTGTAGATATACCCGCGCCCGCTGTGATTGCTGCGATTGCTGCGCCAAGTACATCAAAAGATAAACCAGCTTGAGAAGCTAGGGGCGCAACCTTGCCAATACTGTCTGCTAATTCTGGCAGTGTAGTTTGGCCTTTTTGAACCGTTGTAAAAAATATATCTGAATAAGCTTCAGCGTCTTCCATCGTGCCGCCAAAGGCGTTTATTGTCGAAACTAGCGCTTTTGTTGTTATATCTAAATCGGCACGGCCCGCAATAGAAAGCTGTTCAGCTTGCGAGATTAGATCAATTGAATCTTTATAGTCCACGCCCGCCGAAATAGCGTTGTAAGTCGCGCCGGTTATTTCTTCAAATGATGCGCTTGAAGCTTCCGCATACTTTTGAATTTTATCTTTAAAATCACCGAGGCTTTCCGCTGGTTCACCGATTAAGGTGGCGATTTCAGCAAATGAAGTACCGAAACTATTAGATACACTTATTCCATAAGCTGTTAAACCAATCGCCGCCGCAACTAATGCCGCATCAAGCTTTAAAATGCCACCCGTAATATCTGCAAGCGGTCCGGTAACACTACCAACACTACTTTCTAATGATTGAAGGTTTTTCCCAACCGACGAAACAGCCGAGCCGGTCTTATCAATACCACCAAAAATAATATCAATCGTTTTTTGCTTATCGGCCATTTGTATTTAGTCCAGGCATTAAAAAGCCCGCTAAATAGCAGGCATAAAAAAACCCGCTCAATGGCGGGTTTAGGATAATTACTTAATTCAACTACAATTTGTTTTTACTTGGAGCTTCCACGTTTCGATTGCGTCTTCTGCTTCAGCTCTTTCATATTGTTTATATCCACGCTTTCTGAGCTGTGAAAGCTTTAATTTCTTTTGAGCAAGTAGGTTTTTGGCAAATTTACAAGCTTCACCAGGTGCGGTTGAAACAGGTTTTCGTTTTTTGGTGGTAGCTGCGCTATATCTATATTCTGCGGTTATTCTAGCTTTTGTTGAATCTGAAACCATTGAGCCGGTTTGTTGTTTTCGAATCTTTACCGTTTCGGCTTTATTCATATTCGCCGGCCGATCTCCAAAATGGACGTTACCGTTTTCATCGGTCCACTTATAAACACCTGCCGCCATCATGAGCGGCAAAAGAACTAAACAAATTATTATTTTTTTCATGATTTCTTATCCCTGAATTATTAATTTCCTTTTTACCTTATCAGCTTTGGCCTTTCCTTTTATAGTATCGTGACCATAAATTAGTCTCGATTTCAGTCATATACCCCTCTGGGATAATGTCAGGCCGTATTTGAAATAGAAAAGCATTCTTCACATCACAGAGCGCTAAACTAGCCTGAACATCTGCTAACTTCCAGAGGGCTGCAGCTTTACTTCTGCTTGCTGCCCTAAGCCGGTCAATTCCAAAATTTTGTTTGCTATCTGGCTAAATTCAATGGGGAAAGTATCACCCATTTTCACCACATCAGATAAATCAAGCTTTGGTTCAACTACTCCCATTACTACATGAGCATGACGTTTTGCGAGTAATTCAGGCACATTATCTGAAATGCCAACCCCTTCAAGAAGTACCGCTACTTTCTCTTTGCTTGAGCCTCCGGCAAGTTGTGTGATCATGTTAGATGCAATTTTTGCTTTTTTAATTTGGCTTTCTTCATCTGCTTTAGCAATATCTAACGCGGTTAAACCACGAACTTTTATTTTCCCATCACCCAAGCCCACTTTTTTGAAAGCGTCGAGAGTCATTACAGACTCTCGCGGCTTGAAGGTTGTTTGTCTGAAACCTTCTAAATTAAACATTAGGCGCTAACCTCTTGCCCTTCAGCGCTTGAAGAAATCGTACAAGATGCTTGAATTTCATCACCAGCAGGGAAGGTTCTTGAAATACCTAGCTTACCCTGGCACAAAATATGGCCAACTTTGTTTTTGTCAGGGTAAAATCTAAAGAATAAGTTTTCATTCTTCAATTTTACAATCGCGTCATTAATACCGTCTTCCAGGTATGAAGTGAACGACCCTTGACCCAATGAACTTGAACTAGTGCCAAGCGTTGACCCGTAAATTTGCGTTGAACTAACAGAGTGTGAGGTTTCAGGAGCTACAAAATCAGCAGCCTTGGGAACGTCGGCAAAACTTGGTGAAGCGTAAGAAGCTGAAACACCTTTTGCCACGCCAGCCGTATGAATGCCAGCTAGCGCATCATTGAATTTTACTTTGCCAGCTAAGTAATCGATTTCAAATAGTGGCGAATCATAGCGCTCTTGATGCAAGCCAACCACTTGTTTTATTTCTGATGCTTCAACAGCCGCCGAAGTAATCGAAGTTAAACGCACTTGCGCAATTTCAATGGACCCAACAGGAATATAAGCAGGGCCACCCGCCGCGCCTCTTGTTTCTGTGAACGCTGTTGAAGCCGTACCAGAAACAACCGCCACCGCGCCCGCACTTGTTACTGTAATTGAATTAATGCGGTGCGTGTTAGTCGTTGCGCCCCGTTCACATGTTAAATCTGTATCAGCCCCCACGTTTTTCAAGTCACCGCCGATATAGGCAGTTAAAGCCGCCGCATCAACAAGGTCATTAGTCCCACTTACCGCATTAATAACAAGCCCGCCGGTCACTAGACCATCAGGACGAACAACAGGCTCAAAACCTGAACGTCTTGAAAATAGCGATGCGCTAGAATCAAATGTTGTTTTGTCACCTGAATCAGTTAAAGAAGACATAGCGCTAACATTTTGCCCGCCTTCGTATTGCAGTTTTGCATTTTCAGCATTAGACATTTTTAAAGCTCCAATAATTAAAAAGCCCGCTGAATAGCAGGCATAAAAAAACCCGCTCAAGTGGGGGTTTCTGTGGTTTGCCTTTCGGCGGGTTAGGTGGCGACTGTGAAAGGGTCCCCGATTTTAAATTGATAGGTAACATTGAAGACGGCATAAACTTCTATTTCTTGTGCGCCGTCTTCAGGGTAAATAAATTCGCTTTCAACATATTCAATGGATCGACAAAGCCCACCGAGTGTATTGTCTTCACTGGTAGCCGCTTGAATAAGTTCGCCTAGCATCGCGTTAGCCTGGGAACTTAGAATGGGATAAGTTGCTTTATTAACTTTTGCTAGATACTCAACCGGTACCGGCAAAACAGACTCCATAGTCCCGTAGGCTGTTTTGCTTGCTTCTTCGCCATTATCCCAAACACTTTTAGCGGGTAAGTCACTGTCACCGTCTAACTTAACGCACCGCTCCGCCCCTATCTTTAATACAAAGGCTTTTAGAATTTGTTCTCGTACTGTGTCAGCCATTAAAAGCCCCTTAAAACTGCGTCTAGTTCTTTTTCTGAAACAACGGCCAAGTAATCAACTAATTCCGTATCCACTTCATCACGAACATCACTAAAAATTTGTGAAATAGAAGGACCATAAAGAACTTTGAATTTGTTTGTCTTAGGGTCTCGCATCGCTATTGCATCGACCTTGCCGCCATTTTTGGTGTTTAATGTTGTTAGAAAAGCGTCACGACTTAGCGCCTTAGATTTTCCTGTCTTTTTTATTTTCACCATAAATTCGCCATTTTCATTATTTCCGGTTACGAAATTTATGATGAGCAACCCCTTAGAGATTGCATACAGCCTTGCTTTTAGGTTTTTCCAGCTTGCTTTGTCGTCCTTAAGTTTTGATTTAATATATTTAGCTTTTAATGCCGTTTGTTTTCTTATTTTTTTAGATGATAGAGTTCGACCTTTAGAAACTGTTTTGTTTAAAGCTCTTGATAAAACTTTAGGCGCATTTGTACTGACGCCTTTAAGCATCAATTTAGTTTCACCGAGTTGAACTTTATCAATACTAGCTTTCATTTATATGCCATCTTGAAATGTGACCATCATTAGAAATCTGGCCATCAAAAACAAACTTTCCATCATCAGTTTCAAGAGTATGCCCACGCTTAGCATCTGGAACCTCGCTGACAAAAACCTCAACTTCATGGCGGCGGGCAGTTCCCTGAGTGTCGAAGCCTCCAAATTGCTCAACATTCAGATCGATTTTTACCTGTACTTTGCATTTATTGTCATAGATGGCAAAGCCATCACCCAACAATTTCATACAAACCGCATCCATGCGGTTTACAAGTTTTCTAAAATTAGGCACTAGAAAGAGCCGTTAAGCCGAACATTTACAGTTGTGTCACCATTACCTGCAGCAACAGTAAAAGCACCGATTAGAGTGTTTGCTGTTGATGTGGTTGTGACTTCACGAGCTGTATCATCCCAATAAGCTTTAGCGCCTTGTGCTGGCGTATCTGTTGTTTTCTTCTTTAAATCGAAAACACCACATACATCAAATTCACCAGAAGCACCGGTAAGACAATCAGTGCCGGCAACGCCAAAGATAGAACCGACTAAAGAGCCTTGACCACTTAGCAAATCGTATGGGGCTACTAGGGTTAAAGTGTTACCTAGTTGGATAAAGTTTTTCATTGGTAGAACTCCAAATTTTTCATTAGCAATAAAAAAGGAAGCTTTGCCGCTTCCTTTTTAAGTTTTGTTAAATGTTGTTTTGATTAAACGCCAGCGTTTTTATGAATACCACGGTGGTCAATAGCACCGGCACCGAAATCTAAGCGCGCTTTGATCTTGATACCATCCACATCAAAGCCTTGCTGTGTTTCGATATAAATACCTTCTTCACCAGCCAAGTATGCGTATTCGATTGTATCTATTCGCATTGGCTCAGCTGCCAAGTACCAGGCAGTTTCACTGTTATCATCAAGGCGAGGCTCGACAATTAGCGTTAAACTATTAGCAAAAACATTAACGTCACCCGTTGTATGAGCAGTTAAAGCGGTTAAAATCTTTTGCGCGGCGGTTTCAAGTGCTGCAGGAACAATCAAAAATTTTGCTTCAAGATTTAAAGGACGTTTTGTATTAACGCCAGTTTGACGACGGAAGTTTTTACGCGCTTCACTAAGAGTTGTTTCACTTAATGCGCCTGGTGTTCCCAAGTTCTTATGTGAAGCATGAAAAAGTTTTACATTATCAGACATGTTTGCGTTGGCAGTTATAAGCCCCCATACAGTGCTGTTTTCCACTTCAGCAGCAGAAGCACCGAAAGCCTGAGGTATGCGAGTAAATGCATCCATATCATCATTAATGAGAGTTTGACGCGTTAAGGCAATAATCTTACCTGTAGTTGCCAGTTTGTAACTTTCACGACCTTCACCTAAAGTACCGTATTTGAACTCACCCTTTTCATTTACCTTTTCAAGCTCTGGCGCTTCACCTAATTGAGCTCGGTAAATATCCTTAAAGTTTGTAGCGGTTGTTTGGCGACAAAACGGCATAAACGTTTTAGGCGCCGCTTCATACCCTGCTCGTAATGTCTGGTTGGTAACATCAGCCAAAATTGCAGGAAAATCACTGGTAGAGTGCATTGCCTTCGCTGCTAACTCGTTTGGAGACAAACCACGCGCCGAAATACCGGTGCTTTCAATCATTGAGCGCGCTAATTCCATCAGCGTCATACCGCGGAAATCTGAACCGCCAGAACTTAACTTGATACCTGAAGGGTTAGAGCGATTAAGGATCGCGTTTGTAATACTGGCTTTGATTGCCGTCATATCATGCTCAACACGAATATGAGAGCTTGGGTTAAACGCCGCGTCACGTTTTGCTACAGCATCTAAAGCTTCACTACGTGCTGCATCCGCAGTAATACCGCGGCTAATCATGCTGTTGACAGCTTTAATATCAATCTTTGCTTTAGCGCCAATATCTTGAATGTCAGTTACTCGCATACGCTCTTTAGCAACGGCTTCATCTGCAAGCGCTTTAGCGTCAATCGTAGCTTGTTCTTTTTCGGCTTTTGCTTTAGCTTCAGCCGCTCTCTTTTCTTCTTCAGTCATGATTTCATTTTCCTTTAGGGAAGTTTGCGCGGGCTGTGCCGCCTTTTGAATTGAAGCCATGCTTTTACGCATAGCTTCGGGAACGTTTGAAAAGCTTTCTAAATCTATTGAGGCAGCTGCCTCCATTGCGTCCGTGATTTCGTCAATGAATCCCATCTCCAAGGCGTCTTTGGCGTTTATCCATGTATCATTGCGAAGCATTTCTTTAAGTTCATCTTCTGAACCCTTAAAGCGCTTCATGTAAATACCTAAAGTGCTTTCTTCAAATCCATCTAGGTTTTCAGCCATGCGACGCATATCGTCAGCGTTTCCGCTTACGTTATTCCACGGCTTGTGAATCATCAGCCAAGAATTGGAAGGCATGCGGATTACATCGCCAGCCATCGCAATGACGGAAGCCATCGAAGCCGCTAAGCCATCGATATAAATCGTAATGCTTGCTGTTGATTGAACTAGTCGGTTATAGATTGCTAAACCTTCAAGAATCAAACCGCCGCCCGAATGAATGCGAACGATAATTTCATCCTTGTTCAAATACTCTAATTGACGAACCACACTTTCAGCGTCGAGCTCGTCCCACCAGCTTCCAATTTCACCATACAAAAGTAGTTCGCCCGCACCACTGATGCTGTTCTTTGCGGTTTTGCTTGAACTGCCGCCGCCAATACTATTTTTTGCTGCCATAATCTTCGTCATCGTCTTCGCTCTCTATTTGGAATTGACCGCCATTAGTGGTTCGCCTGGCGTCGCTATCTAATACGATGCCTTTGTTATCAAATTCTTTATTGTCTCTTTCGATTTCAGCTCGCAACGCTTCAGGGTCATAACCATTTTCTCGAACAGTTTCAGACCATGATTTAAGGCCACCCCGTATTGCTTTAATCTGCGCGGGTATTTCGCTTTTTTGGTCGATCATTTCACGGCGTGGGGGCGTCCATTCAAAACTAACGCCTCGCATGTCATGGCCGGCCATTTCACAAGCTTCAATAAACCAGCGCTCAACCACTCTTAATCCTTGAGGAATAAGCATGTTCCACCGCCACCGTTCGATATTTCGACCAAACTCAACAAAACCTATTTTCCCGCTCGAAAAACTAGTTCCTTTAAGGTTTCCGGTTAATGCTTCGTATGTAATGCCATAAGACATTGCAATTGCATGCTGCTCTGTTGAAACAAATTCAGCGTGACCCGAAACAGAAGGGGGAGAATTAAATTCAACACTTTTACCAGACCCTAATTGTGGAAACATGCCAGGCTCTAAACGGTCGGGCAAAACATCACCTTTCGTTCCGTCGCCTTCCAAATCTGTAATAATTCCCACTAAACAGGCGGCTATTTTTTGCTGTTCAATTCTTGCGTCCTGAAAATCATCAAGCCCTTTCATTCGCATAAAAGCGGAAACACCTGCAGGAATGCCGCGAACTTGCCCGGGGCGAGTCACTTCATAGATGTGGGCGACTTGATCGCTAGAAACAAACTTAGATGAAAGCGAAGACATTCCCCTTTCCCCTGGGTGAGTGTCATGCAACCAAAGCCCTTCTTTGTTATTGCTTGAACCAAATTGAACACCCTGAATAATCTTTTTACCTTCACCCAAAAGTCCTTCTTTTGTGTGATCAATAAAATCACCTTCAAGAACGCGGATTTTAAGAGGCACTGCTAAAGCTGAATCATTTACGAACTGTCGAAGTAATAAAGCTTCACCGCCTTCAGATTGAGCGCGAATAACCAAAGCCTGAATGCCAAAAAGATTATGTACGCCATCAGCATCACATTGATGGATAAAGGCTTGCATCAAGCGCTGAGCGTTTGCTTGTCGTTTTTTATTTTCACATCTTGCAGCTGGTATAATTCCACCACCCACTACGTTTGAAACTCTTGCTTCAATTGCTCGATGTGCGTAAGGGTTGTTTCTGACCATTTCACGCGAGCGACCACGTAATGTAATTAGTGAGGCTCTGGTTTCTGTGTTTGCGCTTGAATCTGAGCCACGAAACCAAGTGTTCCTTCTTCCTTTGCCTGCAGCGTCATAACTATTTTTTGCATTGATCGCATCAGACTTAAAGCGGGCTTGATCTCTAGCTAAACCTTTTTGCGGGGCAAAGTAAGAAATGACTTTGTCGATCGCGTTTCGCTTACTCATTGGCAGCCCCTGTCATAACCTGGCATAGCGACATTTGCACCGCTTGTACCGCTGATTTCTCTTTTCAATTCGTTAATAAGCGCTTTCATTTCACGCAGGCTTCTATAGGTCACCTCACGATCAGAATATTTAACGTTTGTGACCCCTTCGTAATAGGCGTCTTCAAGTACTTTAAGTCTGCTATTTGCTTCGGACATTAATTTAATTCCAGTATGAAGAGGTACGGCGTGTGGATTCTTCTTTATCCACCGTTGCTGTATATAGTGTTTCGTGTTCTAGCTCTGAGAGGTTCACGCCAAAGTTTTCTTGGCATACTCGGATGCCCGCCAAGTTATAAACAGATGTATCAAAAGGTTCGTTTCGCCTGCCCCCCGCATCCCAAACTATTACCCACCGCCCCTTCACTAATTTTCTTTTGCGCTTTTCATTCGTTAAGTGTTGGAAATAGGTTTCATCAAAATCATCTGATACTGGGTAATGACAATAGCCTTCACCTGGTTCAAAAATCTGCAGTCGGTTTTGTATAATTTCTTTGGCCGTATCTGTACCTATCATGGTCAGATAAACGCCGTTCTTATTCTTTTTTCTAGGAAAGGTTTTAATCGGTTTGCCTGGTTGCGAATACCCTTTTATTGGAATAAAACGCCGTAAGCCATGCTTCTTACTAAAGTTGTAAACTTCATCCGTGTAATGACCACCCGAATCAATCATACAAAGCTTTATATCAACCAAGTGGCCGCTTGGTGTTTTGAATTGGCGCTTTAACCGTTTAGCAAGTAAGTCCCATATTTCAGAGCGGGCAAGATCGCCAAATAATCGTTCATAGCTGATACGATAGGATTCTTCACCCTTGACCCAAGCAACTACTTCAATTTCAAATCGATCATCTTGTGTATCAACAGCCGCTGTTAAAACGCAATGATCAACTGGGATTTCTGCGCGGTAATGTTCCCGCCGTTTATATAAAATATCGTGGTCTAATTTTTCGCCTTCATCTTCTACCCAAGTTTCACCAAGCGTTGTATTAACGAAAGACTTCAATTTTTCCCTAGTTCGTTTAGCCTTTAGCCAATCTTTTACTATTCGAGTCCATGGCGAAAAATGCGAATGTATCGCCCAGTTATACCAAGCGAGTGATATAGGGGTTGCCGCTGGGTTACCTTCTAAATCAAAAAAGGTCATACCATCGCGTGTTATTAATCCTTCGTCGCTTTCCCAATATCCTTTTTCATCAGCCTCAAGATAATCAGCGTATTCAAAAGTTGCGGCGCAATGTTTACAGCCGTAATAAACTGTATTTGGCTGTTCCTCTTCAGGTAATGATTCGTTCCATTTAAGTCCATGCTCTAAATCCTTAGCCCCAAAAACTAGAATTTGAGATTCATTACAGTGCGGGCATGGAATAAACCGTTTGAAGTTATGTGAAGCTTCAGCCGCCGCTTCTTGTATCTGACACTCACCTTCAATCGTTGGCGTTGAGCCTCGTATTGATTTACGAAAAGCAGAACCTTCAAGCCGCTTATCGCCAATAAATGTGGGTGAACCTTCCTTTTCAACATCTTTATCAAACTTCGAGAGTTCATCATAGATCGCTACATCAACAGATTTTTCACGGTAATTTTTAGCGGCCTTTCCACCTTTTAAATGGAGTTGTCTTTGATTAGTAAAAACCTTGCAATCAAGTGTGTTGTTTTTATGCTTGATCCCTAGCCAGGGGAAAATATCTCTTAAGGCTCCAACATCTCGAATCATTGGGTCGATGTGTTGCTTCGAAAAATCATCTCTTGAACCGTCATCAGGCTGCCAGGCAATGACGTTCCTTTTTTTATGGTGTATAAAATAATTTATTGAAGCGGCAAGTAATTTTGTATACCCAACCCTTGCCGACTTAACCCAATTAACTTCGTCTATCTCGTCGTTACCCATCGAGTTTAAGATGGCTATTTGATAAGGCACTGTTTTCCATTTGCCTTCAATGTATGAAGACTCTGGCGACATGTAGAAATGTGCGTCTGCGTGTTCAACAGCCGTCATAGGTGGCGGTCGATATAATACGTTTAAGCCTTCTCGAATGGCGGCTTTAAACTTTCCCCTCTGATTCGTTGATAACATCGTCTATCGCCTGATCAATGAATTCATCAAGCTTCGCGGCCTCGTTTGAATGTTTAACTATTTCAGAGCTTACGGAGTCAATAATTCGTTGCTCAAGTTGAGGGTGTTTTCGCTTGATAGTGAGAGGCAAAGCGTTAAGTATTCCGGTTACCTGGTTAAGAACCTTCGCCAAAACATCACGACCAAAATCAGTTGGAATATATCGACCTTCCATAACTTCATTTTTCATTTCTTGCATATCAGCTTGAGCTTTCACAAGGCGGGCGCGTTCCTGATCTAAATCTATTTCGTCAGGGTCCGCTTCCGGTTCGCTAGACCGCTTTGACATAGCTCTTAAATAGTAAATGTATGACTTTCGACAATCATCTAAATCAGAGCCTCCATTTCCCTTAGAGCTAGGTAACACACCGTCTTTGATCAGGTTTCTAATTTGCCTTTCTGACAAATCAAGATGCTCGCCTACTTCTTTTTGGGTTGCCATTTATTACCTTTTCAAACCGGAACCGGAAACGGGTTTTGAGCCTTGTCGTATATAGTGAAAACGCGAGCATCTGCGCACCCTTGACTGAGGGTTTGCGGGGAGAACCTATAGCCCCGCCCCCTATTGGTGCACTGCCCAAATTAATCAAAGCTCACCGCATTCAATGAGCATTGAGCGGTTAATCGTTCGGCCAAGGCTTGTGTCTATTCTGTTTGTGATTGTGTACGTTGTGCCGTCAACACCACCTGACAACATGACCCCAGTTACTAAGCCGGTGTTCGTTTCTGCACTGCCTGTCAATCCGTCTTCAACAATCCAAGCGGAAGCCGTCACCGTTTCAGCATCTTGCAACCACCCCGACCAATCACAACCATAATCAAGAACAGAATCAGGGTCTTTTGGTGTTGGTGCTGTAGGGATAGTTTTGCCGTCATGATAGAAAAGCATATTAAGCCGCCGTATCTCCGCCAACATTGACGGTCATTGAATCATTACTGTAAGCACTAGCCGCCGCGCTTACTGTTCGTCTAATCCAAATAGCTTTATGCTCACCTGGTGGAATATCACCAATAGATAAGCCTGCACCCTGATTAGCAGGGGCGCTAAAGCTAACCGCACTAGGCGCAGTTGATTCATCAGCAACCGTTTGCTCTGTAGTGTTCACCGCGCCCGAACCTAGCCCAATATCAGCATTAGTATCAGCACTCGGAGTGTTCGCGCTAATCCATGCCGCGGCATCTGTTAAGGTTAGTGAACCGTGAGTGTTCTTAACATAGATACAGCGATACTCTATATCACCCGCACTTGTTTCAGCACTTGATACAACATCAAACAAATTATGAAGCGTTGCTGTTGTGATCTCTTCAGAGCTAATGACCCCACCTAATGACGCATCAACATCAGCATTCGCCGCGCCGCCCGATAGATAGAATTTAATATCAGTTGTGATAATTGGCATGGTGTTTTCCTTTATTCCAGGTATAAAAAAACCCGCTCAATTGGCGGGCTTAGCTGTTCAGTAAATTGATTGATTATTGAAGTATTTTCATGATTCTGTTTTCAGGCATAACAACCATCATATTGATAGGTATACGCGCCTGGTCTGATTGGATCGACCAATTGAACTGAACACCTTTTGAAGTGGTTGCGATTGAATCCCAACTTAAATCAAGGCTTGATATTGCGCCGCTAGATAGCGCCCAATTCGCTTGAACTTCGTTCGCAATCGCTATTGATAGATCCCAACGTAAATCAGTCGATATGCCAACCGATTCCAATAGATCCCATTGAGCGGCTAACTGGCTATTAATCTTTCCGATTAAATCCCAATTGATTTGAATGTTATTAGAGACACTTAACAGTGAAGAAAGTAGGTTCCAATCTAATTGAATGACTGAATTTATATTTTCGTTTAAATTCCATTCCAACCCTAAGTTTTGGCCTATTTGAGTCAATAGGTTCCAACGTAAGTTAGAGCCGCTGATAGCCCCTTGAAGCATTGACCAATCAAGACTATACGAATTGCTAACTTGCTCTAATAAATTCCAGTCTATAGCCGCTGAATTGCTCACCGTCGATAATGCAGCCAACAGGCTCCAATCTATGGAAGCTGAAGAACTTAAACCTTTAATCATCGACCATTCAAAAGCCGAACTATTAACAATCGAGTGTAATAAATCCCACTCAATAAGTGTGGTGTTAGAAATCTGGTTTAATACATTCCAATCAATTTTGGACGAATTATTAACAGCCGCTAAAGCCGACCAATTAGAAACCAAAGAATTGCTAACATTACCAGTAAATGGAACTGTTTTTGAAACAGAATCAACCGCAAACTGAAATGGTACACCCGTACCCCCACTACAATACCCAACGATCCCTATTTTAAATCGCGTCCCTGACGGCCCAATTGCCCAAGGGTTGGGAACTTGACCGTCAGTCCTAATGTACGTCCAAGCCGAGCCGCCTATATTTCTGTAACTAAATCGAACAACGCCATTATCCTCTATTTCAACACGCATATCGCAATGAGTAGATCCAACACCAATGGCGTTCTGACCTTCATCATCTATAGAAGATGATCCATTAATTGTGCCTTTCGTTTCAATCGTGTACTGGTGTGTGCCTCCGCGATGCCCAGCGATGGCAAACATAGAAGTGCGAACTTCCGTATCGTCAACGTGAATCAATGGGCCTGATAGCGTAAGCTGATTTGGATCGAATACAACATTGGTAAGAGGGTCTTCACCTATAGGGCTAATACCTATCCCAAGAAATATATATTCATCAGTCACACCAAGCTGAGGAACTTCTACAGTTTGATAGTCAAAACGACCTTGATCCGTGGTATACCAAAGACTTTCATCACCAATGACCTCACCTTGAAAAAAACCGTTGACGCGGCCAACATTTTGAACCTCACCTTGAGAATTATCATACAACTCCCAGTGTGAGCCTAATGCGCCAGTACCATCAAACGTATCATTTGTAAAAGATGTATCAATATAAAAGTTAATATCAAATGTTGTTGTTGATACGTAAGCTGTACTTGTATTAGCCATTGCGGCTGCAGGGGTGGTTACCCTGATTGATTCAACTGCCGTTATGTCATAAGCAGGAGCAGCAGCAAGAGTAATTGTAACAACTGAATCAGAAGTTCTGACAACCGAACTAACAGCCATCTTATCGCGTACTTCAGTATTCCAGCCTGCTACTTCAACCCCATCACTGGTAATACCGTCTATTATTGCTTGACGTATTGCGTCGTTGAATGCACCACCAGAAACCCACGTATCTCCATTCAGCGTCACTGTTAAGGTTTCACCACCTGTGACAATTGCTGTTTCAATTTTACTCGGAGTAGATGTTAACGCACCGCTTATAGTCGTTGATACTTCCCCAGCTTCAACAATGTTTAATAGTTGTACGCCGTTAAACATCAGGAATGGACCTGAGTCGTTATTCATAGTAATAACGATTTCATTATTTACATCAGGTTCAATCTGTAAGAATGTTGCAAATGCCCCATTTATATTGCCTGAACTGTTAACGGTTTGTGCTGTACCATTAACATCAATATTTATGATCTCTTGTCCATTAGCAGCTATACAGTTGTATATATTAAGATCAACAGCAGTAACACTAGAAGGGAACCCAAAGGTAAGAGTGCGAGGACTTCCCGCCCCAATGAAGTAGGAACCTTCATCGTTTATAGCCGTCGAGACCGCTGTACTAGGTGATGATACTTCCCTACCTAAATTATAAGCAGCAATTGTATGGCTAAGTGTTGCAGATATGCCAGTTGAAGCCCCAGCAGGATAATCAATCATATCGGCGGTTATGAGTCCCGCTGCATGGCCTGAGTACTCGTTTACATTGCCCCCACCACCCCAGACGGTAGAATTAAAAAAGTTTAAGACTGTATTATTAATCGCCACTGCTAATTAATCTCAAATTTACAAGTTGCTGAGCATGTCCAATCTTGACCACCAAAGGCGGGCGGTTTTGGAAGTTGGATAGAAGGCAACTCAACCAAAGTAATTATTGGTTGGCTTTTATCCCCCTCTTGTCCATCCGTTGTTACGGTTGAAATGATACTTAAATATTTACCCGCTTCCGTAAATTCAAAGGTTTGGGTTAATGTGTCGCCCCCTTCAACTTCTAAAATTTGATAAGGTTCAACTGCGTTATCTTTATAAATATAAATTTTATAGCCTTGAATATCTTCAGAAGCCAAAGCGCTGCCATCTTCGCGCAATAAGGGTTTATCATAGCTATACGTGTAATCAGGATAGTCGCCCGCTGCTTGAGCTGTTACAGGCGTGAAAGCCCCAAACATCACCATTGAAAACGCAAACAATGGAATCAATACACTATTCATAAAATATTTACTTTTCATTTCTTCCCCGTAACCGCTAATAAAATGTCATCTAACCGCTTATTTATTTGAGAAGCGTTAGACCTCATTTCCTTTCTGAATTCTGAAGCAGATGCTTCGTGCTCAATTCTGCCTACTGTATTTCGTTCTAGGTTGTCGACTCTCTTATCCAGGCTGTCAACACGCTTGACGTGTCGGCCAAAAATCCAAGTCACAACCGCCCAAACTCCACCCACAATCATGCTGCCAACAGCTAGTATTTCAGGAAAGTACTTGGCAACTAATGACGCATCACTCATGGCTTCTCTTCTTATATAGAATTAATAAAAATGAAATGACACCAGAAACAATAGACGCTATTGCTTGGTCTTCTGTCTGCGTTAATGCAAGGCCCGTTGAAGCAGTAAGAATTGCTGCGCCTGATGTTTTAGTTTTAGCGGTTTCAGCCACAAACTTTTTAGGATCACTGAATAACTCAGTAACACCGTTAATGATCGGACCAATTAGGGGGATTAATAAAGGGCTCATATTTTCACCTTTCGAGTTATTGCCTTAGTGGGTTTAATAAAACCTTGGATTAAGTTGGATATGTGGAGAGTCTTGGAATTCTTTCCAAAGGTGGCCGCATTGAATTTGAACACCTAGCGAAACCGCTTCAGTTAAAAAAGTCTGAACAATAGGACCGTAATATTTTGAACCCCACTGAGCCTTTCCATTCATGTAAGCGAAAATATCAATGGCGTGGCCATAGCCGGTGTTATCGTTTATGAAGTGCTGAGAGTGAAGCGTTGTTGTTTTTCTATTGCGATAAAGTTTCACCTGGCGGGCGTAATCTCTAACCCCTTCTGAAACTCCAAAATCAATTCTTGTCTTATCGATTACGCGATTAACAAGCCTTACTAAGTCAGGGTGAACACCTACAAGATGGCTTTTTGATTTACCGGATAGCTCGAACATTTGAATCACCTCAAATTTCAGGCATAAAAAAACCCCGAGTCCGTAAAGATTCGAGGTTTTTCTAAAAAGGGAGCTGTGAAAGTCACCTAACACCAGCTTACTGAATCGTGCCTTATTCTGGCAGAAAGCGCAATAGCTTCTTATTTAGTTTTTGAAACGTAAAGTTCAACATTTTTACTTCGACTTGAATGTCGCCTATCAGGTCATTGAAAAACTATAATTGGACGGCTCAGGTTCGCACTAAGCAGACGCCCAACGGGAGAGATTAATTCAGGATAATTCAGTCAATTTGTAACGCTTTTATAAACGGCGCGCGGCTTTTTGCGCGTCCAGTGGAGGCCGCTTTTTGGCCGGAACGATGTTTAATAAACTTGTTATGTGCCTACTCATCTGGCTTGCTATTTGATAAGACATAACCAGCAACCGTACCTAAAAGTGCTGCTAATGTTTCAGTTTGAAACTCTGTAACTACAGCTAAAATAAGTAAGGTTGGCACAAACAGTACGACCCCAATTGCTTTGAGGCTATTGGGGCCAAAACCTTGGTTTTTTGCTTTCAGGCGCTTATAAACAATATTAAGCCCATAAATCATACAAAGTAACGCGCCGATTACTGCTACGACATGAAGCCAAGTTGTTTGAATTTCATTATCCATTGATACTCTTCCTTACACGAATTAGATCTAGAGATACTGCGCCTCTAACTGCTCAAGGTCATTTTTAATTGAGCTGAGCATTTCAAATATTTTTGAGCTTTGGTCCGTTTTTTGGGCGTTTTCATCCGGATTGCTTGAATCAAATTCATTTGCAAGCCCTAAAAATCCGTGCCTTAACCTATTTGCACGGATTGTCCAATTTAGGTCAGTTTTAGTAACCAGACTATCAAGATACTGACATGCTTGAACAAGCTCAACCAAGTAATGTTCAGTGTTCTTGCGACTGTTCGGTGCTGTGCTTATTGTTCGTTCATACGCCTCGATTAGACGCGGTTCTGTTGTAGTCGGTCTAGGCGTCGCTGATGCAACGAAATACGCCATCCAATTTGACTCAACATTTTGGCAAGCGATTTTTGATTTCCAAATAAACTCAATGTATTTCCCGTAGGTTATTTGTTTCTTCCAAGTAGCAACACCTGATAAAGCCGCTGCTGCTGTTAAAATTGCACCCACGCCACTCGTAAGATTCCCTATACCACCCAAAACCGTTAAAGCCGATGAGTCATCATCTGATATCAAGATAGAAACCAGAATTAAGAGTAGCGTCAACGTAATGATTAGCAGAAATACAATCGTGAAATTTTCCACAAATATTTTTATATTTCGATCTACCATTTCCTCTCGCCTAGTTATTGCCAATTCTGAGCCTCGATAAGCACATAACGCCTGCGTTTGCAGAGAGGAGTCTTTTTCTCCGAATCTGCAACACGCGATGGTTAGCCAATTTTAAGACAGTCTTCTAAACGCTGCCCATAATACTCTCTTGCTTTTTTATTGAGCTTTGCTCCAGACCATGCCAACAATTTTACAATTGCCGGTTTGGGATGGCGTAAAGCGACTTCGAGAGCTCCAATACCGTGTTCATTTGTAGCTGTAACATCAACACCATTTTCTATAAGCCATTTCAATGTGTGTTCATTACCGTTATTAATAGCTGTAACTAGCGCAGACCCATACTTCGGATCTTGATAGTTTATATCACCACCCTCTGCTATGCGCTCTTTTACAAGCTCGATATTATTAGATCGAACTGCAAAAATAACTTTTTGATGTAATGTAATATTCATATTTTTGAGTGGCTAACGCCCACAGTTACAGCGAAATGGGGCGGCAGCTGCTTTGCGGGTCTTTTGCAAAGCGGATGACGCGCCATTTCGTCTGCAACCTGTGATTGTTAAATTTTTCTTGTTCATACAACTGTTGCCCAGCCAATGTGCGAACTCATTCTGAGGTTGATGACGTTACCTGAAGTAAAGCAGCCCTGCAGATCTTTTGGCGTGCTGCCAAACAGAATCGCCTCTCCAGTATTTCCAGGATGGAGTAATTCGACCACTCTCAGTTCACCCCAGAATTGTCGTTCGTTAGTGGATAGAAACATTTCAGGTCGAAACCGTTCTTCAGGTGATAATGGCGTGGTGCGACCACCATCCTCCGTTGCACGAAGTTTTAGCAGAACTCGTACTGGTGGATCTATGCTCACAAACTCCGAATCTTTCATGAAATTTAACGCCGCGTTAACCGGAGTAGTAATGATGGCGGCTTTTTTGCGTGTTTTTGCGAAAAAGATGACAGCATTACGGAGTCCGTGTTGAACGCTTGGTTATGCGACCTTTTGATGTACATATTTATTTATAACCCTTTCATGCCTTACTGGTATTGCTAGCTCGCCATCATAATTTTTGAAAGAAAGCATGATTCGTTTTTGTAACCTATATCTTGTAATTTCATTTATTACTAGTTCTTGCCATGGAATATAAACACTTGGAAACAGGAAGGATGTAGACAAACTTTTGATATACACCCCGTTTTCATCAAAGTTTATGTTGAACAAATTCCATGATTTCCATTTCTTATTTTGTTCACGATAAAAAAATCTTTCTGCTGATCTGTTGGTGTTTGGAAAATCAGATTTTGGACCTTTAAAAATAAATTCTTCCCGCATTATTTTCCAGAAGCCGGTTCGCCCTTCCCGCCAAAAGCATATTGGAATTATAATCATTCCAAATGCCCAGATTATTAAAAAGTAGTCTTTAAATTCCATATTTATATCGCATAACGCCCGGCTCACCGAGCAAATTTTTGATGGCGGCTTTTGTGCGTTTCTTTGCACAAAAGGTGACAGCGGAAATTTGTCCGGTGCAGCCGCTGGTTAAGTGTTACTTATTTATGGCCTCTATTAACTCAAGAGTGAGCTGATGAGATTCGTAGCTAGTGTGCAACCCCAAAACAATTTTAGACACAAAATAATAGATGTAGAAGCTAAGACATAACCATATTTTATATGGTTTCTTAATTGGTTTTATTTTATGCCTAAAAGGCACATGCATGACTGGTGGTGGGTATTGCTTATACTTATTGGTTTGAACAGCTATGTAAATAGCAACAATAGTTAGGAAAAAGAACACTATTGTGCCGAATACAGCCCCAATCAAATAGCGCTGATCAATCTCTATCATTTGTTCAATTGGTGTGCCCGTAATTGGGAAAATCGTATTTAGATTTTGACCAAACAACGCAACTAAAAGGCCCGAAATAATGAGGCCGTAAAAATATATTTTTCCTTTTAGTGTTGCTTCTCGATATACGTTCATATTCTCACTTAAC